CCGAAAGGCCAGCCGTGCGTGAGCGGGAAGTCGAACGCTACCTGGTCAAGCGCGTGAAAGAGCTCGGCGGTGAGGTGCGCAAGGTGGCTTGGGTCGGCCGCCAGGGCGCGCCCGATCGTCTGGTGATGCTGCCCGAGTACCGCACGGGCTTTGCGCAAGACGCGGAGACTATATGGGTCGAGCTCAAGAACCCGAAGACAATTGTCAGCTTCCCCGCCAATGCACACGAGCGCGCCCAAGCCCGCGAGCACGAGCGCATGCGCCGGCTCGGCCAGCACGTCGAGGTGATTGGCACCATTGAACAAATTGAAAAGTTGTTGTCATGATGAAGATCAACGCATACAGCCAGGCGCAGATGATCAAGCTCTTGCTCGACGGCCCGCACACCTGCATGGAACTGGCCGAGGCCACGGGCCTGCACTGCGTCACCGTCCAGCAGTACATGCGCGAGCTGCGCCGTGCGGACGCTGCGCACATCAGCGCCTGGGAGAAAGACTCCCGGGGGCGCGACGTGATTAAGGTCTACAAGCTGGGCGCCGGCAAGGACGCCAAGCGCGAAAAGCTCACCGGCGCCGAGCGCCAGGCCCGCACCCGTGAAAAGCGCAAGGCCCAGGAGATGGCCCAGGTCATGGCCGGCACCGCGCGCTATGTGCAAGCCGCCAACGGCCGCCTGCGATTCGAGGCTGCAGCATGAAGTGCCCGCTCTGCAACGGCTGGACCGAGTTGCTCGAGACGCGCAAGCGCGCGGCCGGCACGTATCGACGCTACGAGTGCGGCAAGTTTCATCGGTTTAGCACGCTGAACAACGAGCTGCAGCGCGTCGACGAGAAGAAGCGCAGCGCCGGGCGCCCGCGCCAAAGCAATGCGTAAACCCTACACGCCCCGCCCCTACGCCGGCCTGGCCGAGCGCCACTTGTACGGCGCCGAGCGCTGTGCGCTGTGGGCCAAGCCCGGCATGGGCAAGACCGTCATCACCATGACGTTCTTGGACACGCTGCACAACGTCGTCGGCGAGGATGCGCCGAGCCTGGTGCTGGCGCCACTGCGCGTGGCGCGCGACACCTGGGCGCACGAGGCCGGCAAGTGGAAACACCTCACCGGCCTGACGGTGCAGCCCGTGGTCGGTGACGTGAAGCAGCGCACCGCGGCGCTGCGCACCGAGGCCCAGGTCTACACCACCAACTACGACAACCTGGTCTGGCTGCGCGACCACTTCAAGAAAGCCGGCAAGGCCTGGCCGTTTCGCACGGTAGTCGCTGACGAGAGCACCAAGCTAAAGGGATTCCGGCTGCGCCAGGGTGGCGTGCGGGCTCAGGCGATTGCCGGCGTCGCTCACACCGACGTGCGCCGCTGGATCAATCTCACCGGCACGCCGGCCAGCAATGGGCTTGAGGATCTGTGGGGCCAGACCTGGTTTCTCGACGCGGGCCAGCGCCTGGGCCGCACGTTCTCGAGCTTTCGCGAGCGCTGGTTTCGGCCGGTCAACAAGGGCCAGTTCCACCAGTGGGTACAGGCCGAATGGGCGGCCGACGACATTCACGCACGCCTGGCTGACATCTGCCTGACGCTCGACCCCAAGGACTGGTTCGACCTGCACGACCCGATCGTCAACGTGGTCGAGGTCGAGCTGCCGCCGACCGCCAAGGTCAAGTACCGGGAGATGGAGCGCGAGCTCTTCACGATGATCGGCGCCACCGAGGTCGAGGCCATGAGCGCCGCGGCCAAGTACAACAAGTGTTTGCAGATGGCCAGCGGCTCGGTCTACCTCGAGGACGGCGCGACCTGGGTGGCCGTGCACGATGAGAAGCTCGACGCGCTCGAGGAGCTGGTCGATGCCACCGGCACCGATCCGATCCTGGTGAGCTACCAGTTCAAGAGCGACCTGGCGCGCCTCCAGGCGCGTTTCCCGGGCGCCCTGAACCTTGCCCTGGCCCGGGACCTGAAAGCCGCTCAGGCGGGCTCTGGCAAGGTCTGGCTGGGTCATCCCGGCAGCATGGGTCACGGCGTCGACGGGCTGCAGGAGCACTGCAACACCGTAGTGTTTTACAGCCAAGACCCCAACCTCGAGTACCACGACCAGATCCTTGAGCGCGTGGGGCCGATGCGACAATTTCAGGCGGGCAAAAACCGCCCCGTGTTCGTGCACTACCTGGTCGCACGCGGCACGATCGATGAGCTCGAGATGACCAGGCGAACCACGAAACGCAGCGTGCAGGACGCGCTGATGGATTACATGAAAGGCAAGCAATGACAAACCCCGTCAACCCGCTCGACGTCCAGGTCGCCGGCGGGCATTACAAAGACAAGAAGATCCAGCCGGTCGAGTACATCCACGCCAACAAACTGAACTTCCTCGAGGGCTGCATCGTCAAGCGCATCACCCGCTGGCGCGACAAGCCGGCCGAGTCTCGCTTCCAGGACCTCGAGAAGATTAAGCACGAGGTCGACCTGCTGATTGAGATGGAGCAGCGCCATGGCTGATGAGATCGACCGCGCCCAAAACGAAGTCGAGCGCTCGCTCGGCGAGGCGCTGCGCGTGCGCCGCCCCGCTGGGCCCTCGTCCACTGGCCGGTGCTTGTACTGCGACAACCTGCTCGACCGCGGCCGTCGCTGGTGCGACAGCATTTGTCGCGATGACTGGGAGGCCGACCATGCCAAGTGAATACGACGACGCGATCCGCCGCTGCATCGACGAGCAGGTCGAGATGGAGCGCAAGGCCGCGGCCTGGGACACCCTGCGCCAGATCGCCATTGACGAGCCTTGGGGCCCGATGGCTCTTGCGGTTATGGACGATCTTGTGCATCCTGCACGTGGTTCTAGCACTTGATAGAACGACGCAAAGCACGATGTCCCCCTAGTGCTTTGGTGACTTTACAAATTTGTAAGGTCACAATATACATTATGCGTCCCCAAATGGGGGTTGACGGTTGAGCAGCTGCTAAAGGAAACTGTAGCAAATGCCCCGCTATCAACGCCCCTGGACGCACGTTGACCGCCCCCAAACCGAGTCCCCAGGCCCGGCCCGGGCACCGTACTACGATCCCGACTGGCGCACCAAGGGCGCCGCGGCCGAGGTGCTCAAGCTGCCGCCCAGGCCCGCCCGGGCGCAGCCCGTGCTGGAATGCAATCGCATTCCGCTCAGGGACTTATCGGCACTGCTTGAGAAATACGGTGAGCCCGGGGTCTGCCGGCAGCTGAACGTGCACCGCACCACGGTGCGCCGCTGGCTTAAAGGCGAGGTGCAGATCCCAGGCCACCAGCTGCAGGTGATCCGCCTGCTGCTCGGGCACCTGCCGGGCACCGAGGGCCAGTGGGCCGGCTGGTCGTTTTTCAAAGGCGAGCTCGTGGCACCCAACGGCAATGCCTTCAAGGCGGGCGACGTGCTTGCCATTGGGCTCGAGCGCCAGCGGGTCAAGGCGCTTGAGCAGGAGCTCTACGCGCTCAAGATCCGCCTGGCCATTGCCGAGGAAGCTGAACGGCGCCACGCGGGCGCCGCCAACCAGGACCTGGCGGTGCGGGCTTAGCCTGGCGCCCGGCTGGTCATTTACTACCTTTCGACGCGCTCTTGGAGCGCAGAAATGTCAGGTAATCGGCGGCGGCCTCCACGTCCCAGAAAGGCTTAACACGCTCGGCCGGTATTTTCCGCGACGGGTCGATCACAACGGACACGCCCGGCGCCAGGCGCTTGGGCCGGAAGCCCTTCTCCTTGGCAAAATCGTCGATCACCTTGTAGCCCGAGACGCGGAAGAACCAGTGCACCTCGCCGTCGATCGAGGGCTCGATGCGGGCCTCGTCGACGTGGGTGTGCCCGGCCACCAGGATGTGGTCCTTGTGACCGAAGAGCAGCTCGCGCTTCATGCCGTGGGTGTCGGAAAACTGACTCTTGCCTGGGAAGTCGTGGCGGGCGTGGATGCGGATCTCCTGCCCGCCCGGGAAGTTGAGCGCGAGCCGCGCCCCGTGCGCCTGCAGCGGCCCGCTCGGGCCCTGCTTGACGATGAAGTTGAGCAGGTCCATGCCCTTCTCCCAGCAGTCGTGATTGCCACCCACGACGAAGAGGTTGGGCGCCAGCCCCAGCATCCACTCGGTGAGCCGCAGCCCGTCGCGAAAGGTCGTGCCCTGGTTCGCGTAGAGCGCCTTCAAGCGCCCGACCCAGTTGTTGGTCAGGTCGCCCACGTGCCCGGCAAAGAACGCCTTGGTGCGCCCGACCGTGCTCAGGTCGTGCTCGAGCTGGGCGATGTCGCAGTGGTCGTCGTCGACGTGCGGGTCGCCGACCAGGAATAGGCCGATGGGCCCGGTGGTCTTGACCTGCACGGGGATCAGCTTGGCCCAGGCCTCGTAGGCGTTGGAGCGGGCCATGCCGGCCTTCTTGCGCGCGATCAGCGCCTCGAGCGGCTCGTTGGGGTCGGGCGCCGGGGTGACGTTGAGCTCGTCGGCAAAGGGCTGTATGCGGTCTGCCCAGTACCGCACCGTGCTGCGCGGCACGTTAAGCTCGCGTGAGATTGCGTGGTAAGCGTCACCGCGCCTGATCTTGTCCTCGACCACGGCGCGCAGTTTGTTTCGGTCCATCAGTCAGCTTTCAGTTGTTTGCGCCAGTACAGCGCGCCCTTGTCCAGCCAGGGGCGGCTGGGTTCATAGAGCCGGTAGCCCGCGGCAATGAGCGAGTTGCTGCTGGCGGTGTTTTGGTAGGTGGCGGTCACGAGCCAGTTGAGCCCCACGCTGCGCGCAAAGCGCTCGCGCACGCGCAGCAGGCGCTTTTGCAAGCCCCGGCCCCGCCAGGCCGGCAGCACGCCCGCGCGCACCAGGTAACCGCAGTCGGAGAATTGAACGCTCGGCGTTAAGCCCGCAAAGGCGATCGCGCGCTCACCGTCAAAGACCAGCCACCAGGTGCCCGACTCCCACTCCGGCTGCTCGTCGCGCGGAAAAGTGGCCGCGTGCAGCACGCGCAACAGCTTGTGACTGGGGGCAACGCGCTCGACTCGCATGCGTCATTGAGGCTGGCTCGGCGGCGTCACACACACGCCTGCGGTGTAGTTCTGCAGAGCTCTTGCTTTCGCCTCCAAACCTCGAGCATGTTCGTCCAGCGCAATAAGAGCTCTTCCACATTCACCGGCGATGGCGGCAAAGGGACCAGTAGCTCCGCTGGTGGCGCCGGGATGCTCGGCGGTGCGATCACGGACGGCGTCGGCGAGGGCGGACTCGTAGTCGCGCAGCCGGTGAGCAGACTCACGAGCAGCAGCGGCAGCAGCCAACTTTTGTTTCTCAAGCTCATTGCGCACCCTTTCAACGGTGGAGGCCAGCGCCTGCTCTTTCGCTCGGGCAGACTCGCTCGCGGCCAAGGTTTGCGTGGCAGCCGCCGCGCGCTCGGCGTCCCACTGCTGCTGGATGTCAGCGCGCCCAGTCTTGTGCCCACTGTGGTAGGCCTTCCAATGCGTGGCGCCCAGCACCACGAGCGCGACCAGCGCAATCACGAGCCTGAGATGCATTGCCGGTACTCCTTCTCGCGCCTGAGCGTCAGGCCCTTGAGCGGCTTTCCTTGGAAATTATCCCAGCGCAAAATTTCCTGGCACGCGCCGGCGTAGTCCTGGGCGTTGAGCTTGCGCACCAGTGTGGATTTGCAAAACGCACCCGAGCCGATGTTGTAGCTCAGCGAGATGTAGGCGTCGTACTCGTGCTGGTGCAGTGGCACCTTGACGCACTGCTTGAGCGCGCCCTCGAACTTCTGCACGTCCTGCAGCGCCCGCACCAGCGCCTGCGGCGGCGTGATCCTGTCGCCCATCATCACACCGGCCGTGGTGCCGAAACCGATGGTGGGCACATCACCGGGCACCGGGATGTAGGCCGTGTCGCGATAGCCCTCGTGCACGGCAATGCCTACCAGCGTCGCAGCGCTTAAAGCCAGGCCAGCAAGGGCGCGACGGTTCATTACTTACCGCAATCCCATGCGCCGCTCATGCTCGGCCTGCTGGCGCTTGTCTTCTTTGTGGCGGTAGTACCAGTTGACGCCAAAGCCCGCGACCGCGATCAAGATACCGATCAGCACCGCGAACTCGTTGGAGACGAGCCAACCAAACACACTGGCACTGGCGCCGCCGTAGGTGGCCTTGCTGCCAGACGCCGCCATCGTTGCGTCAAAAGTGGTCTGCTGCTCTGGTGTCATGCTGCGCGCTTTCATACGAATGACCGCATGGTAGGAGGCGAGCTGCGTTACACGGACACGCGCCAGGCAAAGAAAAGCCCGCACAAGGCGGGCCAGGATTGCAGCGCTGTGGCGGGCTTTTACAAGCCGTCGCCCGGCGTGATGTAGAGCGTCGTGTTGCTCGCGGCCAGGCCGCTGAAAAACGTGTCGACGTCAAAGCTGAAGATCTCCACGGCACCGGGCACCAGGGGAATGCCGGCCGCTGGGCTGCCCGAGGTCGCAGCGACAGCCGCAGCCGCTGCAGCTGCCGCACTAACACCCACGCCCAGGTGCACGGTCACGGTGCCCGGGTTGACGATGCGGTACTGGCCAGCAAACACTGCCTTGGCGGTGGAGCTGGCGCTGGCCTGCACGCCCGTGGGTGCGGTGCTGGCGGCGGTGATGGCAACTGTGTTGCCCAGGGGTTTGAATGCGGATTCCATAATTACTCCTTAGACAAGTGTTGCGACGATGCTGGTGACAGACGTTCCAGTGCCACCTCGCATAGTTGGAATTCTTACCGTGTAGCCAATAGCGTCAGTATCGCTGGTCGGGTTAAATGTGATTCGCAAGGTGTAGTTGCCGCCGCTTGCCGCGGTCAAAGCGCCGTTAACCGTGGTGACGCCGGTGGTGGTAAAGGATGTGAATGTCGCGTCGCCAGCATTCAATGCGTAAAGCCAGCCAAAGGCAGC